TAAGTATATTCAAAACATGGTTTTGAATGAGGATAATAATCTATCTGTTCGAAATGGGACAAGAATAGTTGCAGAATATCAAATAGACCTTAATAAAATATTCAACGAACAGTTAAAATTAATGAATTACATTAACTCTGCTGGAAAATCAGAGTTGTTAGTATATCAAACATATTTTACAAAAATTCCAGATGTTGTTCACAATATTATAGCTGTAAATAAAAAAGATAATAATATTACTGAAATAAAAATTGATATAAAAGGTTTAGATGATAACCAAAAATCTATTTTAGATAAATATATTTTTGAAGAAGTTAATATTTATATAGAGCAAGAAACCTATTCTGATATTGTTGAAATTTTTGATGTTGAAAAAAATGAAAAATATATTTTATTTAAAGTAAATTTAGACTCTACTTTTTTTGATCCATTATTTACATTATGGGTAGAGAGAGCTGGAGTTTACAAATTTATAGATACGCAAGTTATAGATAATCCTCAAGCATTAATTCTTGATTTAAACCCTAATGTACTTGTATCACATATAAATTATCAGAATTATCTTGTTATATGCAATGGTATTGATGCTGTTTTATATTATGACGGAACTACTTTAAAGGAACTAAAAGCTGATTATCAGATAGATAGTAATTCAATTACTAAAATATTCAACAATCAGTTAAGTATGCGAGTTGCTTTAGAATATGAAGTAGAATTAAGAGAAAATTTAACAGTTAATAAAGTAGTTAGAATAGCAAACAATCTGGATTTAAAAAATTCTAAAACTATAACAAATATAGTTTTTACTGTTGACCAAAATGAGTTGGAAGTAACTATAACTTTTGCCAACAATTTTATAAACGAACCTCAAAGGTTATATTATGATAAATCAATACCTTATTTTAGTTATATTAATATTATTAATGATAGATTATTTGCGTTAGATAGTGGGGGTTCATTTTACAATAAATATAGAACTCCCGATAAATCAATGCTTGTGTATTATTGTAGTAAAAGAAAATCAATATTTGATTGGTATAGTACTAAAGGAATTATAGGACAGATAAACCTATCTTCAAATAGTAATAAAATTGACGATCTACAGTGTTTTAATAGTTATCAGGGGCGAATACTGTTTTGGGGTAAGGAATCAGTGCAAATATGGACTGGAAACGATCCAACTGTTATTAATGATGGTCAGAATATAGATTTTGGGGATTTCAGATGGCAGAAAACCGAACCTGTTGGAATATTTAATAAAAATATGTTTGTAGAATTACCTAACGTTTTTATATTTCTATCCAAATTTGGAATATGCAGTATTAAAATAGATGGTTTCAATAATTTGAATATTGATCTGTTTTTTGCAGAGTCAGTAAATAGCTATATTAAAAAACAATTGGAAAATTTAAAAACTGAAAGGGAATATAGATCATTATATTCTTTTATATACCCTTATGGAGGATTTATAGGGTTTAGGTTTATTCATAATTGTTATATTTACCAATTAAAAGGTCAAGGATTCTGGACAATATTTACTCAAAATTTCAGCACAAGTAAAAGTTTTCTATACGATTCGGTTTCAAAGAATCTATATCTATCATATAAAAACAAAACATTAGTTTATGCCGATAAAATAACCAATAAAAATTATGTGGATATGGAAAATAACCCTATTCCATTTAATATTACTTATAATTGGTTGAATATGCCTACTACTTGGTATAATGAAAATGTTTACTTAGGGTGTAATTCTGGTGAGAATATAAAAATAAAAGTAAAATTATATATTAATTTTGATATGTCCAATTATGAACTTACTGATATTGATGTTAATCAAATAAATAGTAAGTATGATTTTAGTAGATTTGATATAGATGAATATTCAAATAATGAAAAAGCAATATATCCTCAAGAAACGTTGCGTTTTAAAGCTGATTCCTTATTGATAAAAATTACAGGTATAACATATAAGGAGTTTATTTTTGATAGTTTATATCTAGCTGGAGGTATGAAAAGAACTGATGGAAATTAAAATATTAAATCAGAATTTGGAGTATTTTAAATATACTAACAATATTATTAAAGCAGATGAGATTGATAATAGATTCAATGATATTGTAAATTATTTAAATGATGAGATTATTTTTAAATTGAATAATGTTAATGACAATATCATAACAGGTTCTCTTACACAAGACGATATTAATTCCATACTAAAAAGTAAAGGTGACGCTGGTTATATATGGAAAAAAATAAATAACGATGATTTTGGTATTAATGTAATAGATGTAAAAAAATTAAACTATAAAACTACTGGTAACTCAATTTTTAGAGCTAGTTCTAACGGCGATATTCAATTGCTACAAAATCAAAACATGGCGATTAATACAATAGTTTGTGATAATAACGGAGTTAGATTTGATAAATTAAACAATACTTATATTGATCCACAAACAAAAATAACAGGAAACAAAATACAGTATACCAGTATTACAGCTGATAATTTAAAAAACATTACACTTACTATTTCAAATGATTTAATAACAAGTAATAATTTTAAACAAAGCGTTATAACAACAAGTAAAATTATTAATAACAGTATACGTTTAAATTCTTTTAACGCTGAAGCACAAAGTTTATTAAGTACTTATATATGGAAATCTATAATTCCTAAAAATTTTATTAATTTAAACAATGTCGGTAATAGCTTTAATATTGTAAATAGTTGGGGTAGGGTGTTTTTACAAAATGTAGCATTTGATTATAAATTCCCAATAGCACAGTATAAAGGAACTCCTTACACAATACCATTAACTAAGTTTAATAATTTTTATGTAAAAAATATAATAAAATATTATACACATAGGGCAAAAATAACTGACTTATCTTTAACCGATCCTAATGGAAAAAAAGTAGGGGCTGAAAAAAGGTATGTTTTATCTCCTAATAATTTTAAGCCAAATTCCATTAACCCAAATAGATTGGTTTGTTGGTTTCACAGGTTCAATAATGAAAACTGCCATGATATAAATAATATATTAGCATTAAATACGTTGACCATTGATCATTTTACTTCTGCTATAAAAACTAAAATAGGTTAAATATGATTTCCAATTTTGTAAGAGATACCAGTTATTTCCAATCTTTATTTGAAAACAATGCTGATGTTAGCAGTAAGGATTTTGATATGGAATTAAATAATTTTATTAATTTTTTAAATAGAAAAGTTGTTGCTCCAATAAATAATATTGCTGCTAAAAGCTATACTGGAGTAGTAGGAAACAACAATTATATTTTAAAAAACATAGGTGATGGTAAAGTAGTTTTTGATAAGTTGGAAGATATAAATTATCAAAATAACACCATAACTTTTAATAAAATAGAAAAAGTACATCCGTATTCATTACTATTTGTAAATAGTAATTATGAACTAATGTTTTATCAACATGTTCAAGGTTTAAAATTAGAAGGTAGAAATTTTTATGATAAATCCATAAAATCAAATAATATAGAATTTAATACTATAACAAGCGAGCATATTTCAAATGAGGGTAACTTATTTTTATTAAAAAATATTAAATTGGAATCTCGCCATATTATAAATAATACTATAGAAAATGATAATTTTGCACAGTACTCGATTACTTATGATAAATTACATACTGATATAAAAACTTTTAGAGAAAGTAGTGATGTTTCTCTAAAATATGAAGATATTTCAATATCAAATGATAAAGTAAAAAATAATAGTTTTGATTTCAGATTAATATCAAACAATCTTGCAAAATTTGGTCATGGAATATTGCACAAAAATGTAATTCCTTTAAAATCTGTACCAATAGCTAAGCCTGATGTGTATGCTGGTGAAACTATAAATACATATCAATTATGTATTTATTCAATAGCAAATGCTTATCAATTAAATACATATCAACAACCTCAACCTGACAAAGTTTACGTTAATCCTGCTTATATAGAACAAATGAATTTATATAATAATGTAAGTAAACAACTAATTGATGCAAACAATTATTTAAACCAATTATATCAACAATGTGTTGTTGCTGGAAATTTTGTTAGTATTAGTAATTTTAAGTATAATACCTCCCCTGACTCATCACCAAGAATTACGTTACGTTATTATTTACAATATTTTAAGGCAAATTATAGCACTGTCGCCGCTGCCGTACAAAGATATGAAAACCAAAAAACTCTTTACCATAATTTATCCGCTTATTTAGTTAATATAAATACTGAGTTACAAAAAATCCATAGAAATATTTACACCCCTATAGCGCCTCGTAGTTATCAAAAACTTGAAGCTGTTCCTGATAAAAAATCATACTTGTTACATAGAGAGCAACATGATATAAAATCAAGGCATTTAAAAGATAATATGTTTAATATATTAAACATTCCTGATAGAATAAATTATAATAACGTTCCAAGTGAAAAGTTTATTAATAAACATAGACTTTCACCTGAACTTAGAGCCAACTTGGGGTTAGTTATATAATGCCTGCAGAATTTGTACGAAATAGAAATCAGTTTAAAATTTTATCAAAATCAGTAAAAACATTTAGAACTGTTGATTTATATAATGAATTTGTCAATTTAGGTAATTACTTTAATAGTACTTTAAAAACAGAATTGGAAAACATACTAAATATAAGTTTAATAACATTTCCTGATAAATTTTTAATTAATAGTGGGGATGGTAATATTGCTTGGGTAGATATTATTGATGTTATAGAGTCTAATTCAATTCCTTTAAACAAATTACAGAAAATACCTAATAATTCTGTAATATGCTCAAATGGTGATGGTGTTATAACTCCTATTCAATGTGGTGTTGATTATGGAATATTATTTGCTAGGTATCAAGATACTCACATCTGGCGTAAATTGTTAAATGAAGATATACTTGACCAATCAATTGCAGGAACTCAAATAGATACTTTGGAGCAAATAAATCTTGATGACGGTCTAACAGATAATTTCATAACTGAAAACCTACTTGAAACAACACATATAACAGATGATACAATTAGTTCTGCTAAAATAATTGACGGAACACTTGATAAAGATTTATTTAATGTACCAAACAATGGAATTAAAACAGGGTATATCCCTGATAAATATGTAAATGATGTCGGTGTTGACAACCTTCTTGCTTTTGTAACAGGTTTTTTATCTCCTGATAAAATAATGGATTCTACTATTTATCCTATTTATAACCCTTGGTTATTTTCTCTTAGGGAGTATTCTGATGATCCTGTATATTTACATAAAAATCTTGATGTAAATATACAGGATTATGAATACCCAGAAAATTTTAATCTAAATGTTGCCGAAGTATTGGAAAGTTTTAATATTTTACCCGAATGTCTTGAGGACGAGCATTTAATACCTTATCAGGATATAGGTGATTTGAATAACATACCTTGGCATGATAATCCTAAAGAACCAAGATACTTTCAACAAGGTTATATAGGTCCTAAAGATGATTGTAGGGTTGAGGGTAGATGTATTCTGCTTGGTCAACTTAGATTACGGCATTTTGACGATGAAGTAAGAGCTGCTTTAATAGCAAAAAGAGTTACTGACGATGATTAAAGTTTATTATAAAAGAGATACAATTTATATTCTATTGTTATTAAATGACCATATAACAGGTATTATAAAGGTATTTAAACGAACCAATAAGCAAGGAGTACTTGATCTGTTTATTCGCATCTCACACCGCTCTAAATGGCTTAATAAAGAACTTTACTTTACATTAAGAAGTAGAATTGTTGCTATTATTAAGGAATTTGGTTATAATGTTGTATTAACAAGGCTTAACAACCTTAAGAGTTTGAGATTACTAAACCATTTTGGTTTTAGTAAGTATAATGAAAAATATTATTATTTAGGTATTTGCTGATGGGAGGATTTTTTGGCGGGGATGACGAAGCTCCACCTATAAATTTTACACCTTATGAACCTATTGACGCTACTAAGTCAAATCCTCCTATTAATTTCATGAGGATATTTGACAATGTTAGTCAACAGGAATTTGTATTTAAGAAATCTCCTAAGGGTGAGAGATATTTACAGCTCAAAAACCTTATTCAAGAAAAGAAGAATGAGTATAATAGAGGTATTTCAAATCCTACTTGGTATGGTAATCGTACAGGTTCTGCTACAAATTTACAAAATGAAATCAGCAATCTTGAACAGCAAGCTTCCTCATTAGAGGGCGGTGCTGGTGATACTGAAATACAGATTAACGACTTATCAGGTAGAATACCATTAGATGCTCCTTTTGAGAGCGTATTACCTGAAATAGCCAATTTACCTAACGTTGACATGAATTTACCTCAAGTTAGGGGTTTAGTTCCTTTTAAAATGCGTTATGCTGCAATGGTAACTAATGTTAGTGAAAGACTAAGGGAATTAAGTGCTACTATTACAGGACTTGAGGTATCTGATCCTATGAATATGGCTAGATATGCTCCTTTCCTTGAATCTTTTAAAAAAGCAAATAGGACTGCTATGGAAAGAGGTTTTGATATCAGATACAATGGGATTGATAATAAGCTTAGAGAGATGGGTTTAAATAACTCAACTACTGCTCTTGGTGCTATGATTACTTTGCAGAAACAAAAGGTTGATACTGAAATAGAGAATAATCTTAAAGAATATGCTTTTGCAAATAACTTAAAGCAGGAATCAATCAATAACTTGATTAAACAGGGTTCTACTATCGCCCAAGAGGGTGATCTAGCATTTAAGCAGATGTCTCAAGATAGTTCCAATCAATTACAAATAAGGCAACAGGATTTAGGCGTTGAAGAATTAGATCAACAAAGAGCAAGAGCTATCCAGAATGCACAGCTAGCACAAAGACAGCAGGATATAGCACTAGAGGGTTTAAAACAGGATCAAGGTAAGACAGAGAGACAATCAGAGCTTGCTAAACGAGAACTTACGCTTAATATGCTTGTAAACAGAGATCCAAGTAAGATGGGGTTAAACTTTATAGCTAATAACAATACAAATAGCATCAATGCTATTGGGGCAACTAATAACGCAATGTATCAGAAGCAATCTAACGAACTACAAGCATCTGGTTTAGAGCAACAAAGATTTGCAAACGAACAAGCTGCTCAAAGCGATCCTTTTGGTACTATATTAAGTACTGGACTTGGTGCTTTTGCAGGTGATTTTGGTAAGTCTGTCGGTAGTAATTTATTGAATAAAAAATAATGTCAGATTACAGTGATATATTAAACAGCAAAAAGACATCTGATAAGCTAGGTGATGCTTTTAGCAAGCAAGCCGATAGTATGCGACCTCTTAACGTAGGGCAAAGAAGAGAACAAGCATTACTTAGAGGACTCGGTGTTGGATTAAATAATGACGATGAGAGGGAATCTAAATTAGCAGAGCTTGAAGAAGATTATAAGCAAGTTGATATGTTTGATAGACAGCTTAAAATGGCTACAGGTAAGAATCAGCTTACAAAGGCTCAAAATGAGAATTTTTTCTTAACTTACCAAAATGATTACGGAGTACTTGATAAACTTTTAGAACAAGGTAAAACAGATGAAGCAGATATTGTTTTACGTGATCTTTTTGGTAAATTCAATGAATTAAACCCAGATAGAAAATTAGGAACTTATTTAGGTTTTGATAAAGCTAGCGGAAATATATTTGTTCACGATAATAACGGCAATGCTGAATCTATGCACTATTCAGATTTAACAGCTCAAACAATACCTCAAGATCAACAGATTAACTATCCTAATTTACTAACTCGTAATGCCAAGTTTATTATTGATAATCAAATGGCTTTAAAAACTCTTGATGTAGAAAAAGCAAGAGCTTCTATTAATCAATCTAATGCAGCTGCAGAAACAAGCAAAACTCATGCAGAATTGTATAAAGCACAAAGTAATCCTGATGCAATACAAGCTGAAATTGAATATAAAAAAGCTCAAACTAATAAATTGAATCAAGAAGCAAACAATGTAAGTAAAGGGGATGATAAAAAACTTTTTGATGAAATTTATAAAACAAATGTAAATTATTTGTCAGAAGCTAAAACTAATATTGAAAATAATAAAAAAGTTTTAGGAGCGTACGACAATATTGGTACAATAGTAACTGATGAAAATGCAGATCTTTTTAGAAGAACTGGACCAAGTATTAAAGCAGCCGCTTTAAGATTTTTAAATCCTAGTTTTGATGAGGGAACTAGACGAGAAGCTGAATTGGAAATGGAATCTCAACCTTTATACTTAGATCTAAAAAAGCTTTTTGGATTTAACCCTTCAAATACAGATATAGCTTTATTTATTAAAACTTTACCTACTATGGGGAAAGATTATAAAGCAAATATGAATGTTATAAACAGAAGAAAAGAAGAATTAAAAAAAGATATCTTTAAAGCGGAAGAAACCAGAAAATTAATAGAAGAAAGTAATTATAAATTATTACACTCACACAGTTCTATTGATGAAATAGTTAATAATAGGTGGGATAAAAAAAATTTAGTAGATAAAGGTAAAGTTAAGTTGAAATTAAAAAATGGTTCTATAAAAGTTTATGATAAAGAAAAAGATAAAAAAGCTATTGAAGATATATTAAATAATAGTTTAGCAGAAGAAATACAATGAATAATGAAATTACCCCAGAAGAACAAAAAATATTAGATAAATATAAGAATGTTGGTTTGGAAGAGGGTAGCGAAGAATATAATAAATTGCTAGGTATTTCTGATAATAACAGCAATTTTGAAAGACCAGAATATTCAAATCTAGACAGAGCAAAGCAAGTAGGTGAGGGTTTTGCAGGAGGAGTTGGGAAAACTGTTGATACTTACAAAAAGTATGTTGAATCACCTATTAATTATGGTGTTGGTGCTATTGCTAATGAGGTTGGTTTAGATTCTGTCGGCTCACAATTACAAGATTCTGCACGAGATAATTGGGATAACCAAGAAAGGTATGAGAATGCTTTTAAAGAACCTTTTGAGACTCAAGGTAATGATAGAACTAAAGAACTTTTACAATCAGTTGGTAAAGGTATTGATGAGGGTGTTACTTGGGCAGGAATGACAGCTGCAACAGGTAGTATAAACAACGTTGTTAATGTTGTTAAGATGACTCCTAAAGGACTTGCTCCTTTAAACGCACCTTGGCTTAATAAAATAAATGATTTTCTGCAATTCGGTTCACAATCATTAGGTAAAACCGCAGCTACTTTTGGAGCAGGTCGTGGTGTTGAGAAAATGGTTGAAAATCCTAATGACGGGGAAGCTATGAAATTTACAAAAGGTTTAGCTTCTTTTGTAGTTGGTGGTTTAAGTGTTGATGCAATAGAAAAACCTTTAGTAAAAAGTGTTAAAGCAGCAAGTAATTCTATTATGTCTGCTGCTGAATTTATTGCAAACCCTAGTACTGCAAAATTTAATCAATTAAAAACTAAAATTCCTAGTTTAAAAGATGTTTCTACGTCTGTTAGTGAAAAAGCTAATATGCCCAGAGATGTTGCATATAATTATATGATAGCTCGGGCAGAAAGAGCTAAATTAGATGAGGCGGCAATAAAATCTTTTGACGAACTCGGTATACCTAAATCAGCATTAACTATTTATACAAAATCTTATACTAGACCTAACGCTGTTGCTAATCATCTCCCATCAGCAGTTTACGATGAATATATGGAAAATGTTAGAAGTGAATACATAAAAGCATTAACAAGCGAATTTGAAAAAAGTTTTGGTAAAATACCAACTGTTGCAGGTGAAGATACATTACCAAGAACTGTTGCTCAAAGAATTACAGATGGATTTTTAGAAAAACCTAACTTACCTTTGGAAAACCAATATACTGTAAAAAAGATTAAAACTGATGTTAATCATGCAGCACCTTATCAAAAGGATAAAGATAACTTTCTTAACATTCCAACAGCTAAAGACAACGATGTTAAAAAAAATCTTTATAGTACTAAAGATAGTATAAACCATATTATAAGTGAATTTCAAGGTGTTAAAAATTATAAATATAGTTTAAGAGATGGTGCTATTAATAAAACTGATACAATTAACCCTAACTCTATATTAAAAATATCAGAGCAACTAAGAAAAGAATTTGACATAGCAGGTTCTCAAGGTACTTCTATAGGAACAGTTCATAATGTATCTAAGGATGTTGAAAAACAATTTAGATTTTTTAACCAACTAAAAGAAAGTCTTTATTTACAAGAAGAAAGTGAAGTAAACGCTCTTGGTCCAGATTACGTTTTTAAATTAAAAGAAACTATTAATCAACATGTTAATTCTGGGTTTATATCAAATAATCAGAAAAAAGTTTTAACTAAATTAACCAAGGCTTGTGATGATACGATAAAATTAGGTCTTGAAGAGGGAACTATAAAGAACCCTGATTTATATAAATATTCTTTAGATGCCGATGATTTTTATAAAAATCAATATATTAATTTAGTAAAATTAGATGTTGTAAAAGCTTTACAAAAATATCAAACTCCAGAATGGTTATTTGGACAATTAGATAATCCTGAAAAAATTGCTCAATTAGATGTAATTTTTAAAAGTTCTTTTTCACCTAAAGAAAGGTCTAATAGTCAACTATTATTTAATAATCTGAAAAGACTTAAAGTACAGGATATATTTGCAAAAGAGTTCGGTTATTCTGAACAAAGTACTTCTAATATTAGTTATGATAAAATATACAAGTATTTTAATGATGAAAATAAAGTTTTAAAATTAAAAGCGTTAATACCTGAAAAAAGTTTTGATTTATTAAAAGAAAATACAATTGAAGTTGGTAAAAGATTAGAATATTTAGAGAAAATTGCTCAAAACCCATTATTAAAAGATGGAAATAACCCAGTAGAAATGATTTTAGAAAAAATTCAAACTAGAAAAGGTCTTGATGAACTAGTTTCTTATATTAATAGAGATTTAAAAGAAGAACCTTTTTCTTCAAATTTAACAAATAGTCTTAGAAAATTAGCTGGTTATGAATATTTATTAAAAGATATTTTTAGTGAAAATACAAATGTACAAGGTCCTAAATTATATGGTCAAATGAGTGATAAATTAAGGAACGATGATTTATTGATTGGTATATTTGGAGGTAAAACTAACTATGATAACTTCAAGAAAGACTTATTAGTGGTTAGTAAAAAAATGTACGAAACCTATGAGAAAGATGCTGTTGGAGGAGGTTATCTAACAATTAAACAATTAGGCGGTGCTATGGAAAATTTACTTCGTAAAGCTAAATCTGATTTACCATACGCATTAGGTGGATATCAAACTAAAGGTATTACAGGGGCTATTGGATTTTTACTTGGTAAAAACTGGATAGCTAGAAGTTTTGCTAATGCTGCTACTGATGAAAAAATGGTACAGAAACTAATAAAAGCTGCAAATAAAGAAGATAACGGTTTATCTTTCACAAAACTTATGTTACAATCCGCTAACGATATTGTGAATAGAACTGCTAAATCACAGTATCCTAAAGTTTATGGGGTTGAAAAAGCCGAAGAATTTAAAAAATCTATACCTAAAACTGAACCTTTTGATAGCGATCAAAATGTATATGATTATTAATCTTACTTTATTAATGCTAACATTATATCTATCAATTACTATTTTCACATTGGTAATGACAAAAAAGCTAAATTTTAAAATGATTAATAGAGGTTTTACTTACAATTACTGTTAATTTTATTTAATTTACTATTAAGTGATTTTGAATATAATTACTTTAAATACATAAATTATAGATATTATAAAAACAAATTAAAAAATGAACATCTTTTGCAAGATAAGAAAACTATTAAAACCTTGGAAGATTACCTTAACACAAGTGAATCTTGCATTAGCAAATGTTCTACTGCTAATCCTCCTGACGATGTCAAAAGACCTTGACGAATTTGTAAGGGTATTCGGTCAAATCGCAATATCAATCTGTATGATTCTAAACGCAGTAGCAGTAGGTCAAACTGATAGCGGCGATACAACCGAACTAGGCGATATTGATGTTTAACTATCTTAAAAACCTTATTATAGAAGCTATTACAAACAAATACTTCTGGATAGGATTTTTAATATCTATAGCTGCTTTTTCCCGTTATATATTCGGCAATGATAATGCTCTAGAACAACTAGGTGAATTAGTTACCAGAATGTTTACAGGAATAGACGTTGACTTTTCACCAGAGCTATGATTACTTCCCAAAAAGGAATAGACTTAATTAAAAAATTTGAAGGCTTTAGCGATAAGGAATATATCTGCCCAGCTGGAAAACCCACAATAGGATATGGTCATGTAATCTTGGCTAATGAATACTTTCAAGAACCTATGACAAGAAGACATGTTGAAATATTGCTTAAAAAGGATTTAAAGCCTAGAGAGAAGTCGTTAAACAGCTTTCTTAAGGTAAATATAAACCAGAATCAATTTGACGCTCTAATAAGCCTTATGTATAATATAGGAGTAGATAACTTTAGGAAATCAACATTACTTAAGTTTATCAATGAAAGACTATTTGATAAAGTTCCAGATCAATTTAGAAGATGGCGATTTTCTAATGGAAAAGTACTAAAAGGTTTGGTTAATAGACGTGAAGAAGAAATTAAATTGTGGTTGGCATGAGAAATATAATAATTTTAAGTTTGTTTTTAATTAGTTTATGTATAACTGCTTTCCTAGCTTCCTGTGCTGATTTCTTTTCACCTACTATTGAGATATTTAATGATGTGAAAACTCCGATTACAATAGAACATGATCACGGACAATCGCAAAATCAACAGTAAAAGAAAGAACAACCTGTTAATATAATTAACCAACAATTATAAAGAGTAATTAGAAAAATGAAATTATTTTTAATTAATTTATTGTTATTTTCTATATGTACTATTATCAATATATTAGTAGTTACTTATACTATAGAAAAACATTCAGTGCATCCAACTTTCGGTATTTATCCACAAAAAGCTTTTGGGTGCAAGCCATGGGACAGTTGCGAATAAATTATGAAGAAAAAAGCTTATTCTTTTTCTCATGTAGTACTAGAAAAAGAAAATATACAAAGATTAAGTCTTGATAATAGATTGCTAGTAAATCATTCTGTACAAGCAGAAGAATTACAACAAGAAATTAATTTAAACATTCCAGAAGTAAGTTGTTTTAGCAAGCATAAGAAAAAGCTATTTTTGTTTGCTAGTACAATACTTGGTACTGGTGTTGGTCTTGCCATGATGCCTATCTTCAATGAAGAAGTAGAGCATTTAGAAAGCTATGGAATTGATGTTCATGGTAATTCTACGTTTTTTACTATTTCAACAATTAATACTTTAATTGTTGCTGGAGTTTCTACTGGTTTTTACTTTTATAATTATTTATTTAATTCTAAAAAAGAAGAAAAACCAGAACTTAACGAAATTCAAAAGGGTGCTTTAACTCTATGTAAATTTGGTGGTTTTGTAGGTTCTTTAATCCCTGTCGGTATGTTGTGGAATATAGAACTACACGATCAAAAAATAGAGGGATCGCATGGTTTTGATCAATTTATTGCTTGGGCAACATTTACATCTCTACCTTTAATATTTTTTAAAACACTTTATAATTTTGAAAAGTCAAGTAAATATATTATGGGTAAATCTGATAATACAGATTTACCTAATCTCTGTAGTAAAATTACTGTTTATGGTCTATCTGGTATCTCACTAATAGGCAGAGGAATTAGTTTAACTAATATTTTTAATGAACTTCAAAAACAGATAGGTATTGAGGAAAATGTTAGTTTACCAATTTCTATTATTGCAGGTGGAGTTATAGGAAATATTACACTTGGGTTATCTGAATATTCAAGTTTAAAAAAACTATTTACCAATACCAATGAAATAACTTGTAAAAAATTAACCTTAGGAATATCATCAGCATTAGAAGGAGGATGGTTCGCATTGCCTATAGTATCACAAGGTCTTGAAGCTACAAAAGATTGGAATGCTCTTGTTAAAGGAGTTATTTTTACTCCCTTTTTTCTATCTCACATGAACTCTGAAAGCTCGCATTTATATCATTTTATTTTGCCTGAAAACCCAGTTTTAGAAGAGCAAAATAATGACGAAATATCGTTCGTAGGTGATAGTTTATTTCAAGAGGAAGTTTAAAATGTTAATATTTACTTATTTAAAAGAAATATTACTTGGGATATTTGGTTTCTTCGCTCTGTATCTATTTAACAGAAATAAAACCTTAAAAGAAGACAATCAAACTTTAAAGAATAATCTAACTAATCAATCCAAAATAGTTAATATTCAACAAAGAGTTTTAAATGAAACTAAAGATAGTCAAAACCTTACTTCTGATGAGCGTACTCACAGGTTGCAGCAATATCAAAAAACAAGAGCTAATAAAAGTAAATCTTCCTGAACTACCTGATATCCAGCTTAATATTGATGCAGAAAAAGACTTTAAAAAAGCATGTGTTCCTGTAAATAAATGTTTAAAATTGGACAAGTATCTAGCAGAAATGTATGATTTTAGAATAAGATACGATATTTACAAGGAAGAACTTGCTAAATAATGGTTGACTTATCCAAGTAATTGTGATATATAATTAAACATAACTCTTTTTAAAGTCCTTAATAAGAATTAATGTTTGTAAAATCTTAGCAAGATTCCGCTACCACAATGGCGAGTATACAACTAAGGTTTATAACCCTAATTGAAACCAAAACATTCAATTAGGGTTTTTTAATAACAGTAGACTACAATTTGAAGCCGACTGTGCTTTTAACACTTGATAAACCATTTCTTGACTAACATTCTTTAAAGATAAAACTTTCACTACTTCTTCATCTTTACAGCCTTTAGCTACTATATGGTAAATAAGAACAGGTTTAGTCTGTCCTTGACGATGAAGTCTAGCGTTAAACTGTTGATAATGTTCCAAATCAGGAGTTAAACCAAACCAAACTATAATTCTACCGCCATATTGTAAATTAAGACCTTTTGCAGTACCGCATTGGCATAAAAGAACCTTAATTTTTCCACTATTCCACTTATCTCTTACTTCTATAACATTCTTTCTTGTAAGACGTACGCTTTCTGGAATTGCTTTTTGTATTTTTTCCAAATCACTATTAAACTTATAAGCTACCAGAATATTCTCATCTGGATAAAGTTGTATAAATTCTTTTAGGTAATCAATTTTATTATTATGAGTGATTGTATACGATCCGTCATTTTCACTGCTGTAAACAGCTCCATTGCAGTATTGAAGTAGTTTTGAATACAATACGCCGCTATTAATTGCCGATAATTCTGCATCATTGATTTTTACAATATATTCTTTAGCAAATTCATCGTAAATATCCTTATTATCAATCTCTACTGGGACATAATTATCAATCCTATCAGGTAGTTCCAAATAGTCTTCCGCTTTCATTGAGATAACTATATCTGAAATTTTATCAAGTATGGTATTAGGATAAAGACATACATACTTACGTTTATACTCATCATAACTAAAATATGAATTTCTATAGTGAGTAATATATTTCCCAAGTCGCGCACCCTTATCTATCAAATATATCTGACTCCACCAATCCATAAACCCGTTAGGAATTGGTGTGCCTGTAAGTAAAACCATGTAAATTGAAGTGAAATGTTTTAAAGCTTTAAAACGATTTGAAATATGTGATTTAAAACCAGAACTCTCATCAACTATTATAAACCCAAACTTCTTATAACCTTTGAGAAACATCCAAACTACGTTTTCCTGATTAATTATATAAACATCAGCTTCTTTTTGTGCAGCATTTAAACGTTGTTTTTCATCACCTATTACAAGAGAGTATTTTAAGTCTTTTGTATGTTCCCACTTAGAGAGTTCATTAACCCAAGTAGTTTTAGCTACATTAAGAGGGGCTATTATCAAACACTTCTTAACTTCTTTATGTAGTACCTTTGTAAAAGCAGTTATTGCAGCAATAGTCTTACCAAGCCCCATTTCCTGATTAAGCATACATCTCTTTTTATCAAGAATAACGTTAATTGCGTAATGCTGATAATTATGTAAGTCAGATTCATTTAACATTTATACCCACATCTTCAAACTACGTAAATATCTCTCACAATTTTCACACATTAAAATTAAACTAATTGGAATTTGACAGGTTGGTTTATGTTCAGTTCCACAGTGATAACAGATATAGTTCTTCATTTTACTTTATTATAAATTAGAAAAAATATTGCAAATATAATAATTACAAATACTATCATTTGATTTACATGATTATTATGAAGAGTTTCATATTCTTTACATTTTAAAAATTGTTCTTGACTTAATGTTTCTTTATAATAGTTACAAGTATTACGTACTGGTAATTTTTTAGAAGAAAACATTAAAGGTGTAATTGCCATTTTATCCCTCACTCATAAACTTTGTTAATATTTCCAAACCTAGTTCTTCGGAATTAACTACGAATACGTCAGCTTTATTCGTGTTTAAATCCAAGATCACATCTATTTGTAAAGAAGTTAATAAACTTTTTAATTTCTTTTTATACTCATCTTTTTTAACCATTTCCCACCTATTTAAAAGTTCTTTTTGGACAGGTGTTATTTTACGTTTAGGTGATTTAAACTCTATAAAAAATACTTTGCCGCTTTTACTTATAAAAATCCTATCTGGTACACCTTTTTGGCTAGGTGAGACAAACTTATAAGATAGAAAACCAAGCTTTTTAGCCTTAGTTACTATCTTTTTTTCTAAATCTTTTTCTAACAACATTAACTCTCACATTTCTTAATAAAATCCCCAAGATACTTTTTTATCCACTTTTTCATATAATAACTCCTAAACTACTTAATGTTTTGATTGTTTCCTTTTTATACCTGTCATAATCAATATTTATTAACTCTTCGCTTAAATCCATTATTGGATAACATTTGTTAGCAGCTGGTACTTTATGCCCTTTCATATTCAAAATATAATCCCCGTCAGTTCTATAATACCAACGAACTACCTTACCAAGATAAGTGCCTCTAAAGTTAGCCCCAAATTTGGTTTTCTTACTTAAGATGTAATCTTCTTTAGTACCGCTCATAAGTATTGTGTCAATATCTGCTCCATTAGTTAAATATTCTCTAACAGCTTTCTTTACTATTCCAAGATGTGCATTTCTTGATAAACCGTTGCTAGCTAAAAATCCTTTGGTTTTTACACTAGCGTCAATCTTTATTGCCATATAGTTATTTACGTCTCTTATGTAAATCTTACTATAATCTGTGAGTTCAAGTTCAAAACCTGTTATACTTTCCCACTTTGTAAGTATACACTTGAACTTATCTATAAAATTAATATTACCTTTAATAGTAAGTCCGTCAGTATTACCCGATATTATCTCAAAACCTCCTGTTTCTAACATATCAACTAACATCAATAAACATAATTGACCTGTTATAGTAGTCTGTATCATTTTCTCAAGGTCATAAAGAATACTACGCTTATATCCAAGACGGCCGAATGTTCCGTTAAGTACGATCTTGTAAAATTTAGAATGAGTACTCTGCTTATCCTTAATCTTTAATCTTATATCTCGTAACTTCTTATATTCGTTTAAAAAGTCCTTACCTAAATTACTTGGGTAGATTTCATTATTTATTATTATACTTGGGTAATATGATGTAACGTCAACATCTATCAAAAACTCATTGTCAGCTTTAATAACAGCTTTTTTCTCTTCTTTAGAATGTAAACCGCCAATTCCTATAGTAAAACTATTTGTCTTGGTTTTAATCTCTCTACCTACAAAAGATATTCCTTTTTTTAAATCCGTGTTATTAGTAAATTCAAAATTACTAATAACATCTAGAATACTGATAATGTTATTATTAGTGTACAATAGATAACTAGGTACTCTGTATTTGAAACATATTTCAACAGGTTCTGGAATTGAAACATCTTTAAATCTACTTTTAAAATAGATTTCTGCAATATCTGCATCTGACTTACTTCTGCAATCATTTTGAGGGTTTATAACCTTATTATTTTCAAATTTATAACCAAGTTCTTTTCCTATTTCCCACCTAAGTTTTAGTTCCTCCTGTATTTTCAAATACAAAGCCATTGTAATATCAACGTCATTATGGCAGTACTTTTTTAAAATCTTCTTCTCTTCCCTAGTTAATATTCTCTCTGGTTCAAATGGTAAGTCTTGAAGCTTGTTTGTATGTATTCTTGCACCGAACATTTTAAGTGAAGCTCCTTTAGGAAGCACCCTTATAATGTCTATGTGATTCCAAGTATAAGGTGTCCAACCATTATTTCTTTTCAATACCTCAAACTTGTCATCACTAAGTATCAGTTCATCTGATAATCTTTTAAGCTCGCCGTTTGAAACATGACCTCCGTTAAGAAGCTTCAATATCATAGGCATATCATACCATCTTGAATTAAAACCCACTGTCAAGATTTTCTTATTATCACAAAATATTTCCCTAAGCTCTTTATCAAAGGTGTAAGGATGCTCTTCGTCGTACTCAAATTCCAATATCTGACCGCATAAAGATTTGAGTACGATAAGAAAATAGTTTGTATAACACTCGGTATCCAAAAACCATTTCATAATTAATAGCCATCTCCAGAGCCATCTTTATAGCCATAGCCAGAGCCAGAGTCATAGCCATCTCCACAGCCAGAGCCAGAGCCATGGCCAGAGCCAGAGCCAGAGTCAGAGCCAGAGTCATAGCCATAGCCATCTCCATAGCCATGGCCAGAGCCAGAGCCAGAGCCATAGCCATCTCCACAGCCATGGCCAGAGCCATCTTTATAGCCATGGCCAGAGCCAGAGCCAGAGCCAGAGTCATAGCCATAGCCATCTCCACAGCCATGGCCAGAGCCATCTCCATAGCCATAGCCATCGCCAGTTTTAATTTGCCTTATTCTTTCCATATTTGTATAACACTCGGTATCCAAAAACCATTTTATAATTAATAGCCAGAGCCATCTTTATAGCCATAGCCATCGCCAGAGCCACAGCCATAGCCATAGCCACAGCCATAGCCATAGCCACAGCCATCGCCAGAGCCAGAGCCAGAGCCATGGCCATAGCCATAGCCAGAGCCATCTTTATAGCCAGAGCCATGGCTATAGCCATCTCCATCTCCATAGCCATAGCCATGGCCAGAGCCATCTCCACAGCCATGGCCAGAGCCATCTTTATAGCCATAGCCAGAGCCATCTTTATAGCCATCTCCATAGTCATCTCCATAGCCATGGCCATCGCCAGTTTTAATTTGCCTTATTCTTTCCATATAGGTACACTTTTAATATTTTCTTATTATCACAAAATAGTTTGTATAACACTCGGTATCCAAAAACCATTTCATAATTAATAGCCACAGCCATGGCCATCGCCATAGCCAGAGCCATAGCCAGAGCCAGTGCCATCTCCATAGCCATGGCCATAGCCATCTCCATCGCCATAGCCAGAGCCATCGCCAGAGCCATCTTTATAGCCAGAGCCATCTCCATAGCCATAGCCAGCATAGCCATCTCCATCGCCATAGCCATAGCCAGAGCCAGTGCCATGGCCAGAGCCAGAGCCATCTTTATAGCCATAGCCATCTCCAGAGCCATGGCCAGAGCCATGGTCAGTTTTAATTTGCCTTATTCTTTCCATAGTCATCTCCATAATTAATAGCCATGGCCATCTCCAGAGCCATAGCCATCTCCATCGCCAGAGCCAGTTTTAATTTGCCTTATTCTTTCCATAGCCATCTTTATAGCCAGAGCCAGAGCCAGTTTTAATTTGCCTTATTCTTTCCATATAGGTACACTTTTAATATTTTTTTCAGCTTCTTTTGATACCTTTAAAATTTCAATAGCTCCAAGCAACAAAACCTCTTTTACTTCGCAAGGAAATTTACACTTTTGAGGTTTACTACTCCCTTCTTCTGCTAGTTGTGAGAGAGAAGCCGCCCCGTCCCACTCCCAAATTCTACGTGCATTAGTTAATATAACTTCTGTACCACTTCTTCTTTGTAATGTTCCAGCAAAAACTCCTGCTGAATATGTGCGGACTATTACGTACTTATTCAATAAAAAATCTTCTATTGTTGTTTTTTCTTCAAAATTATTTTCTTCAACATTAACTAGTTTTAGAATTAATTTTAATAAATCATTATTGTTCATAGTTTTCACCGTGTTAAATTGTTAATAATTATTTTAAGTTTAAACCTTTATTAAAAAGGAATGTGGTCTGATTCTAATTCTTCTGATTCTGGTGCAACATCATCTAACAACATTGCGAATTTATCAGTAGCATCTTTTGGTGCATTACCTGTTAAAATAGGATCGTCATCCCGCAGATGTTTAACATGTTCAAGTCTACAAGATACTGTGTTATTACCATTAATAAAAAAAGTAACCATGGCATGTACTATAGAACCTCTTTTTATTAGTTCCTTGTCTATAACAGGATCGTTGTTTTTATCAGTTAATTTTGGTCTTGAAAAATTTGAAGAACTTACTCTATAATAATCTCTTAATATTTTTTTGGATTCATCTGCCTTAGCCATAGGTGCTAAATCTTTAAATACCTTATGATTTTCACTTTCTAAAGCAATTTTATTTTCTTTGAATAATGTTTCGATAAGAGTTTTTATTTCTTCAACTTTTTCAGAATGTTTTGTTTTATTTAATAGAAAACTACAGGCGTATTTTCTTTCTTTCTCGTCCCTAGGGTATTTAGGATATATTGCTTTTTCAAATAAAGACGGATAATCTATCTTTACATTTCCTAAAACTACTTCTATTAACTTTTTTTCAGTACTCATAATTTTTTTTACCTTTTTAATCTAAATTTTTTAACTTATCTTCTACTGCTTGTAACACTTTTCCGATTAATTCTTTTTCGGTTAATTTACTTATTTGTTCACTATTTAATAATTTTTTAGCTTGTCCTATTCCGATAATGGTTTTCTTGATGTTATAAGCTTTATCGCCAAACATATTCACAAGCTTTTCTTCTGCTTCTTTTATCCATTTTCTATTTGAATATTTGTCTACTAAAGAATAGCCGTTTATATGACCGCCGTTTTCAAGAATACCCTTAGCGTAATCTTCTAAGCTGTTTATATATAACAACATAATCTCACGTTTGTCAAGAAATTCTTTTAATTCGTCAGTTGTAAGCGAGCATTTATCCTTTAGTTGTATGTTAGTAGATAACGGCTTACAGATAGCTTTTGCCTTGCAGAACTTACAAGCTTTTACACTTGGTTTAAATTCTGGCTCTAACTGTTTACACTTACGAACTACGTTTTTATAAAAGTTATCGCTTATAATCCATTTGTATTTTTCTTCTTCGTCTAAAGACCAACAGCTATTAGTAAATGTCGGTTGGAAAATATGAAGATGTAAGTCGTAATCCTTTATTGTATGGTATTTACTTTGTATATACCCTTTAGCATAACATAATAACTGCAAATTATTTTCAGCTTCAACTTTTACGCCGTAACCGAATTTGAAATCTATAACGTGAACTTCATATCTACCATCACAGTTATAACCTCTTACAATAAGGTCTACTGTTCCTTTTTCCTCATCACTTATAAACGGTAAATCAAATCTCTTATCCAAAATAACATCTGCTTCCGATATACTACTATGTATAGATACAAAAGACTTGAAACAATTAAGTATTAAATCTTTACTGCTATTTTCAACGTATTTTACATTCTCAAGGTAATGTAAAAAGCCGTCATAAGTGCTTTTATCATACTCACCCTCTGTACTTGCGATAGTTCTTAACCAATCATTGCTGGCAATAGTTACCAACTCATGACATATTATCCCTACTTCTGCGTACTTACTTGTGGTGTTAGGTAAATCCTTTTCCATCAAGTAGCTGGCAGGGCATAAGTACCTACGCTCAAATGATGATGGTGAGAAATCTGTGTGTTTTTTCATCTTATTTACCATTAACTATATTATAAATTTCATTAACTTTTTTTACTAATTCTTCATTTTCCAATTTTGGTTTATTTTCCATCAATAATTCTAAAATATATAGTTTAGCGCCCAAATTACGATATTCTGATATATTGTAACTAGTAAGGACTATTATTAATAAAGATGAAATAAACACACCTATTCTTGTTAAAATTTTACACTCACAATTACTCATTACTTGCTCCTTGTTTTCAAATATTCATCTATCTTTTTACTTTCTTCTGCTATTGATTTTCCAACACTAAGACGTAATTTATCATAGACACTTACGTACGTCTGATCTCTTTCATAATCCACTTTATCTTCAACCTCTATTTCAATTGTAATGTTCTCATAATTACCTAAATTTCTAATAATCTTCTTCTTGTAAGTTACTTTCATTTTCTTTTACCTCTTTTTTTCTACTTACCAATCGCCAACGACATTCTCTTTTAAGAAATGGAAAATTCTTATTTCTTAAAAAAGTTGCTAAATCATTTCGTAATTTTTTATTTATATTTGTTGTTGAATAACCTAATCTTTTTAAAATATCAGTACAGTTATATAAATCAGTTTTAGTATTTATTTCTTCTGTAAATTCTACATAAAACAAATCTTCAAAAGTATCCTGTAATGTAAATTCTTCATTTAGTTTTTTCTGCACCTCCTTATTTTCTACAGATAGTTCAAAATTAATCCAGTCTTCACTCTCAAAAACCTGTCTATATAATTGCAACATGTCTATCCCGTGTCTTCCGTTACAGAAGATAGCAAGTCCATCTTCTGTTCTATAATCGTTATCTAGAGGAAGTACCATAAACCTTGTTGCACCAGTATTATCTTTCAAAAAGTAATAATCGTTAGTTGAGGCAATAAAACTGGTAGTTCTCTCAAAGTCCACAGGGTAGGTTACCCATTTTACTTTCATTGTATCTACAGTCCTACCGAAAAAAGCTTTAAACGCATTGATATCGCTGTGCTTAAATGATTTCTCAATCTCACCAAGTTCAATAATCAATTTCCTTATAACCCCTAAGGTGTGTTGGTCATCGTCAGTTTTAAGCGTAGCCCCGACTGCCACATATCTATTTTCCAGTTCATAAGGCATAAGGTTTTTTACCCACGTTGATTTCCCACCCTCTTGCTGTGATTGTAAAACTAATAAATACCTTGGTATATTCTTACTGCCTTTTTTAACACTGGTAAAACAACTGGTATAAATAAGCTGTTTCAACCAAGTTAAAACATAGGTTCTCTTTAAGTCTTCATATTCGGGTTTTACTCTAATACTTGAGTAAAAATTTTCTAGTCTATCAATACCATCCCATTTACAAACCTTAATCATGTTTAAAAACGAATTGTATTTATGCTCCATTGCATATTTATAGTAATATTCACTAGCCCTATTAATAGGTAAGTTGTTTCTTGCAAGTAAGTCCTTAATTTCAACTATCCCTATATTCTGATCCAATTCACCTGAAAGAGTTATATTTTTAGTTATAACATCAAAACCTAAATCCAGTTTGTAAAACTTAACTAGTACACAGAAATTAGAGTACGTATCTTTAAGTCCTATTTTACCCTGTTTATTCGGTTCTTTCTGGTCTGGAAAATATTTAAAAGGGACTAATTCATATTTGTTAACATCTATTTTTGACTCCTCATTTTCAACATAGATAAAAGTTTCTTTTTCACTATTCTTTTTAAGTATTTTAATAATTGTTTTAAAAGTCTTCGGCTTTTCCTTACTATCCTTGAATTTATTCCAAGTGTATTTTGTTTTACTACTACTCTCACAACACCATTTTTCCCATTTGATTAATCCCTCCTCACTACCTTGATATTGATGGTGCAATATCATTCCGACATTAAGCCAATCCTCATAGTTAAGTAGCAACCCCGTCTTCTCATCAAATCCAACCAACTTTTTATACTCATCAAGATAGAAATTGATTCTTTCTTCTGCAAGACTTGGAATAGGTAAATTGTTAGTAAGAGTCTTAAATTCCTTTTCAAAATCCTGTTCTTGATTTTGAGGCGTAACTACTTGATTGCTCTCACCTATAAAATAAGCTTTTCCCTCAACATAAACCATTTCAAAATCAGGCGAATTATAAGGTAATCTTGATAAAGTGTTATTCCCAAAACTATTAACCTGATCTATAGCTGTTACAAGATTACTACTGAAATTTTGAGTAAGATTAATAAGTATTGCCGATTTCTCACTAGGTATAAAGTTTCCATTAGTAAATATAATTAACCTTACTCTAGGGGTTTCTTGAGTATGAGAGCCTGTTGTATAATATAAATAATTAAGTCCTAGTAAGGATTCTGTAATTTCTTCTTTTAAAGCTTCATAATTACCGCTATAGCTGTCAAAATCAAGTACTATGCTACTATAGTATTTTATGTTTTCTGTTACTCTAGCCCCATTTAAATCGTTATATTCTGCTAATATAAAATGCTTCTGTTCATCTTTATTCTCAGTTGCTAACTTTTGATATTTCAAAAGATTATTATAAAATTCAAGAGGTGTAAAACTAGTTGTTTTTACACCCTCTTGACCCATGTTTGATATTCTGACATGAGGAAAAGTAGTTATTGTTATTTTGTGCATGATTATAATTATTTGGGATTATATTTACTGATTAAGTCAACAATAGCCTCACGAACCAACATTGTTATTGATATAGGATATCCTGTATCAATACTACGTTTACTTGCCAAAGATTGCAAGTCTGTGTAAATATCCTTTTTTATATTAACCGAGTAGGTTTTGTTATGTTCAAACATCTTCTTCCTCCAATATTTCAACCTTACTTAATACAAGGTCAATAGCTTCAAGTAATGATAGTTTTTCACTATTCGCTATTGTTCTTAATAGTTCGTAATGTTTCAGTTCTTCCAAATTAACCAGTAAGTCTGCTTTAATCATTTTTACCCCCCAAATCTTTTTCATTTTTACCCCCTTGTAATAATTTATTCAAAGTATCAGTACTTGGACTACAAATAACACAGTAAAAACATAAAAATATTAAGAATAACAACATATTAACACCCCCTGCTATTTGAATTATAGAAATCTTCACGCAATTGTCTGTTTTCCTTAAGGACTATTTCATTTAACTTCTCACCGACAGCGTACCTTAACTCTTCGGGTTTATAGTTGCTTGCGTAGTATTCCAAGTTATCAACCTCAAGAGATACTGCTTTATCAAATAAGTGTTTATATTGCCTATCAGTCTGTATTTTTAGAGCTTCTATCAATCTAAAGTGATTGGTAGCGTATTTTCTAATTTGGGTTTTCATTTTTAATTACCTCATAATAAAAGTTATTTTAGCAACGTTGTAGTTATACATTTCCCAATATTCACCTTTTGTTATAAGTCTATTCTTAAAATCATCCCTTAACCTCTTATTTTCTTCTACATAAAACCAATATGAACTCATACAATATAAACACATACCTACTACCCTTTAAATTTTAAGTGATAATCAAGTAATAAAGCCTTAGCAACTGCTGGCGACATTATATCTGATATGCGATTAAGCATATTGTCCGACATTTCTTTTTTAAACACTATTAATATATCTTCTGCTACTTTATCTGTTTCTTTTTTACTTATTGCAGGTTCAGATTGAAGAAAGTCTTTTAAATAGTTTTCTATTTTTTGGCTAGATGTTTTCATTTTATAACTCCTTTTTTTTGATTTTCTCTTTTAAATTTTACTTGTGTCTATTAAATAGTAGCAGGTTTTTATACTGCTACTTGTTCTTTAAGTAATTTGCATTTTATAACTCCTTTTTAAATTAATGTTTGTATAAATTATATTATCAGTAAATAATTATGTTGTCAATAGATAATTATAATTATTTTTATGTTTTTTATGTTTTTTATGTTTTTTATGTTTTTTATGTTTTTTATGTTTTTTATAAAATTTATTTTTAAAAGATACTCACTATCCTCACCTTACTCACCTAAAAATAGCTATTTTTATAGATACTCACCTAAAAATAGGTAATTTTTATAGATACTCACACCCCTTAAAAACCTTTTATTTATTACCTTATATGTATATAGAAGAGAGTAAGGTGAGGATAGTGAGTATAATATACGTATAGAGAAAATTTTAAAAAGAAAATTATATTCTATACACATACGCAGGAGAAAAGTTTATCACCTTACTAACAAGAATGTTGGAATGTTTTATGAAAACTGCTGTTGAAGGGGTGTGAGTATGTGGTTTTTAGATACTCACCTTACTCACCTTACTCACCAATGTTGAGTATGTGTATAACTTTGTAGGTAACTTTTTATTAATTTGATTTCGGTATTAAATCATAATTGAATTTATTAATCAACAGCTATTTTCTTTTATTTTTAGGTCTGTACATCAAACGCCCTTTTTGTAATAGTAAGTTATTGATTTTCGCAGGTTTTATTTATTTTAAAAATTTAATAAAATAAATATTGACAGAAATAAATTCACTGTTATACTGAAATTACAAACAATTAATGAGGATTTTATGAGAAAGTTTAATAAATACACTAAAAATTTAGGTTATGTTGATAGTTTTGTTTATTCTTATGGAAATAGGGTAGCAGTGATTGATTATAAAAGATGTGTTTTGTGGGTTTTAGATTGTTGTAGTCGTCATACTACTACAAAACATATTAATTATGTTGCTAAAGAATTAGATTTAAAAGTTAATCAAGTAAGTATTGGTATATAAATATATGCAAATAGATATTAAGAACATCAAAAACGTTAGAAAAATACACCCTAACGGAGCTTTACGAATAAGGGAATGGAACAAATACACAAAAAAAGGTGCTTTAGTGTATGTTGATAAACTAAATGAATTTAGTTATAAGGTTTCATTACTTAACAAAGATGAGTTTATAGACAACAAAATTACCGAATAACGAATTTTAACGTATGTTTTACGCTTATATTTATAATTTATAGGGAAACACCCATTAAACTATAAAACAAGCGTAAAACATAGGTTAAAATCGTTTATTTAGTATTTGGTACTAAATTTGACAATTGAGTTAATTTATGATATAGTGTTGAAAAATTAATGAAGTAACATGTGCAAACTATTTTAAATAACTCACCAACACTTAATACTAAAACTTTAGTAGAAAGAATAAAAGAACTTGCTAGGTGTGTTGATGCGGTATCTAAAAAGAATCGTGATTTGGAACTTGAAATACTTAAATTAAAAAGATTTACAGGAATTGAGTCAATAAATGACAAGTAAAATAAACCTATCTCAATCACATATCAACAGTTATAAAAATCCTGATGATATCAAATTTAAAAAAGTCTATGATGAGTGGGATAGGATTAATTCCACTGTAGATAGACGTATTTTTATTATTAACGACGATGCTTTTGAGAAATTTAAATTAAAACAAATAAAACTCAAATATAAAAATCAAATTGAATATCTTAACGAAATAAGGCAAAATGGCTATATCGGTTGTGTTGGGTTAGCAGGTAAATATTCAAGATTTAATAGACTATATAAATGATTTTGAATGAATGAAATGAATGCTTAATATTTCTTTTGAAATAACACAATTACAAGGTGCTATCAAAAAACAACAATTGGAAATTAAAGCTTTACAGGATAAATTGGAAAAATTATTAAATTCTAAAGTTAAAGTATCCTCAGTTCTTAAAAGCCAACAGAAAGAATTTGAAAAGTTGACAAAAGAAAATGCAAGACTGCGTGATAAAATATCTCAAAAGATAAAGAAAAAAGAACTATCTTGTATGCAGGAAGTAGAATTTACGGATCAGAATATTGCAAAAGTAAAAGATATGGCTATTTGTATGACTAAAGAGCAAATAGCTAGACGATTCAACATGTCTCTTGCAACATATCTAAAAAGAGAAGAAAAATTACCAGAACTTAAAGAAGCTTACGAATGCGGTAAGCACGAATTTATGGCAGAAGCTACATCTAAATTAGTAGAACATATTAGAAATAATGATACTAAAATGTTACAATACTTCATGGATAATAGTATGAAGTACAGACAAAATGATCAATCTCAAATAACAATAACACAAGAGTTTTTAGAAAAACCATTAAAAATTGTAAGCGGTGATGGTAACTATGAAGACGAATTAATGGATAAATATTACAAAAAAATTATGTCTATAAAAATAGATAATAACGTTAGTAATGAAGAATAAATTTGATATTTATAATATTGAGCCTTGGGCTTCTAATTTATATAAACCACGTCCTTATAAAGTTTTACATGGTGGTAGAATGTCAATGAAGTCTACTAGTACAGTGTTAGCACAACTTAGATTGTCTTTTAACATGACTTCAAGAATAGTAGCTGCGAGAGAAGTATTAGAAGACATAAAAGACAGTGTGCACGCTTTATATTGTAGAGTAATTAATGATGTTGAAGAGTATCGGAATTTTTTTCACATAACAAACGATTATATTGTTAATAAAGCAAGTGGTGTAGAAATTTTATTTAAAGGTATAAGAGATCATAGGGTTAAGGGAATAAAATCTGTAGAAAACATCGGTATCTTGTGGTTGGAAGAAGGGTCTTTTATTAGTAAATACGCTTGGGATATAGTAGACGCTACTCTTAGAGAACAGGGTTGTGAACTGTGGGTAACTATGAATCCTGAAAATGAAACTGATTATTTATACCAACAATTTATTTTAAATAAAGGAAATTATGGGGAAGAGTTATTTATTAAACAGTTAAATTGGTATAATAACCCTCATTTAAATACAGATGCCATTGCAAAAATCATTAAAATGCGAGAAAATGATTTTGAAACATATCTGCACGTATATGGTGGTGAATGTTTAAGAAACAGCAATTATCACGTATTTAAAAAAGATTTCTTTGTAGTACAGGAATTTGAAGAACCTCAAGGAATACACCCTTATTATGGTTTGGATTTTGGTTATACTGATGCCTCCGCAGGTATCAGATGTTATTTACATGATGATAATATATATGTTACTCACGAATTTAAAAGAACACATGTTACAGCAAATTACTTAGGTGAAGAACTGGAAAAAACACTTAAGGATTATAAGAAAAATGGGAAATATGTAATAATTGCCGATAGTGCAAGACCTGATAATATAAAATTAATGACAGATTTAGGATATCCTGTTAAACCTACTATAAAAGGTGCTGGGTCAGTTGAAGCTGGAATTACATATATCAAGACTTTTAAAAAATGTTATGTACATCCTCGTTGCAATGAGTTTTTGAAAGAAATTTATAATCTTAAATACGAAGTTGACAAACGTAGCGGTCAGATTAAGGATAAGATTGAGGATAAAAACAACCATCTTGTGGATTCTTGGCGATATAGTCTTGAGGATTGCATGAAAAACAGATATTATGTTGAAGAGAAATATGATAATAAATTAAGTAATGTTTCTTGGGTATAATTAATATTTGTTTTTTAAATGGACAATAACACAATCCGAATATTCAGTTTTCCTGGCGGTGGTGCTAAGGGCTATGGCTCTAATCGTTTTATGCAAAAGTTCTTGCATCAATGGGGAATACCGCAAGCTGATTTCTGGAAATACCCTGATGTTATGTGTGGCACATCTATTGGTGCGTTACTTGCTTCTGGTTATTCTTTTGGCAAAACTCAAGATGAAATGGAAAGCGTTTTTTTAAATGATGTGAAAAGAGCATTTACTATCAGGACAGCGGCAGACGTAGCATCTGGTAGTCATAATGCAAGTGAAGACTCAAATAGACCTAATGTTGCACAAAAATTAGCACTGATAGCTACTGATGATCCTTTTTATAAATCTGCTTATGAAGATTCAAATTATGGAAGTAATATATTGCATCAAGTTCTTGTTGATAATTTTGGTACAAATACCTTAGCAAATTTAAAAACTCCAGTTGTTATTCCTGCATATGAAGAAGACATGAAAAGGTATGTTGTTTTTTCTAATTTCAATGACCCAGCTTATTTTATAGGAAATACTGCAAAAATAGTGGATGTTGCACGAGCTACGTCGGCTGCTCCTATTTATCTTCCTGCTTATAGTTTTAACGGACATATTTATAGTGATGGAGGAATATATGCCAATGATGCAATTTTGGCAGCAATTAATATTGGTTTAACAGTTAAACCGCATAGCACAAGAATAGTTATAGTAGATGTTGGTTGTGGTATAGGTAATATGAGTTTTGACGGTAGCGGATCTGAAACAGGGATATCTAATGCAGCAGTTAGATTATTTGGTTTAATGAATGTTGCTATGACAGGAGGTGAAGAGTATATAAGATATTATCTTGATTATTTATCTAATAGAACTACACTTTTAACTAACAGATCCGCTATAGATTTATATTTTTATAAGTTTCAACCTAAATTTCCTCAAGATTTTCCTAATGAACTTGATAACAGCACGCCTGCTTGGTTTAGTCAGCTAGCTGATTTAATTGATACTCATTATTCAAACGAAAGTGATAAAATCTCAAGTATATTAACACACTTAACGGCATGAAATACGATCGTTTATATAATTTTATCTCGCCTGTAACTGGTAAATTACCGATAGATAGAGGTTATACTTTACTTGGTGATAAAGACGGGAGGTCTTTTGTCTCGCCTATTCTAATTGACGTACGACAAGATATAATTGATCTAAAAAGACAAATAGGGAATTTTGAAGAATTAAAAAAACTAGACCATAACCGAATATGGATAGGTGATTATGATAATCAACCTGTAGAGCAATTACATATAGGTATTATAAATTTACCACCTTTAGCAGAGGCAGTATTTCCAAACCCTATAAGTTCAATTATAGGCGATTTTAGGATTCCAAACCCTACATTTGATTATTTATCCCCTTTTGACTGGGTAATGTCTGGTCCGTTCTTACCTCAAATATATGCTACTAAATATGATACATTTGGTAATCCGACAGGAACTGACATCTCTTCATCCTTAGCGATGACGCAAGTTAGAGCAGCGCAAATAATGAAGCGGTTTGACAATGCTAATTTTATTGTCGGAGCTTCTGTTGTAGAATTTAATTGGGAAAACCCCAAAATGTATCTTATTCCAGAAGCATTAAAGCAAGTATATGGTCTTGGAACAACATATACTTTTACCAAGGCGCAGTCTCTTGGAAATTTACAGACAGGTCTTTTAAAAAATACAGTTAATAATGCCACTGGTACTTTATCAACTGCTATAGCTGGAAAAGATTATGTAGAGGTAGCTGCTCCCATAGCAAACATGCAAATTGCACTTATTAGACCAGAATTAATACAAGAGGGACAAGATGTTGCAAAACTACTTTCAAGAGTAGAAAGATTACCTGTTGCTAACATGTCGAATTTAACTACAGGCAAATATTGGAAAGGAGGACCAAATAATATTCCTACTGAGGTTGCTCTTCCAAATTATGCGTTAGCAGATGCAACCTATATTTTACAACGTCCAAATGTTAATCTTCCAGAGGCTCAAGCGTTATCTACTATAGCAGGTCTTTTAGGTGGTATATTAAAATGTAACAGTTTAGGTATAGTTAGTATTGCCTCTGGTGGTAGTGCGCCACTACTTGACGATTATGTTACACCTACAAATTTAGCGGAAGAAAAAACGGAAAGAATAGGAGCAGATAGTGCAATAGAAACTGCTTTGGTTGCTTTAGAAGCAGAAGTAGAAGCAGAAATTGCAGCTTTAGCAGGAGTGCAGGCTATAAGTATTCTTGGGACTATTTTAGGCTTTATAGGTGTAGCTGTAGGAGGTAAAGCTTATGGAGATTATATTCGTGGGCAACTATTAAATGTTAAAAATAAGTGGACTAGCGCAGATTTAAACGATGAGGGACATAATGCCGTTGGTGATTATGAGTTTAGGTTTCCATCTGGTTATAGTTCAGATGATAGGGGATTTAGTACATTATGGTTTGATTCACACGGTAGGAGTGATGTTCACAAATCAGAAGGAGGCTTGCGTTTATTTTCCTGGGATAGCGGAAGCGATCATCTAGGCTTTGATTCTCCTATTGCACCACTTCATATAGGACTTTTTGGATATCAAAATAAATATCACGCATGGCCCTTTCCTAATCCAACAGCTAAATATAAAGGTTTTATTTTTAGTATACCTGATTTTCACAATGAATCTAGTAGCGATGATTATTACAGATTCCCTAAAAGATTTGGCTTATACGATGTAACAAGAACTATTGGAACGTGGACATCAAACAAATATGGATGGGATAGTAAAGAAACCATATTTGAATACGATTATAACAATTTTAATTTTGAAAAGCCCGTGAAATTTAACAAAAATATTATTTTGCCGATAATAAAAAAAGCAGATATCCCTTTAGATCCTACCTTAGGTATGTTATTATTGGTAGAATGCGATTAAATATTTGAATATATGGCAATAAAATATAAACCACTATTAACGATTAAAGAAAAAACTGCAACTGAACCAGCTGTTTTTCAATCCTTAGCAACTGAGATAACTGGCACTACCAACCAAATCAAAGTAATACCACTTGAAAGTGCTGAATATAATGGTGAAGATTACCAGTTAGGTTTAACTGACAATGTTTTATTGCCTGGGCAATATGTAGGTATACCAAGAGTGTCTTCTGCACCGATTGATCCGCCTTTAGCTTCTTTTTTCATATTAGAAAAAACAGTGCCTTAATGTCTGGAAAAATCTATCAACCTCATGTTACTATTAAAGAGAAGACTACGACTACTCCCGCTAAGTTCTTAAGGTTGCTAACAGAGGATGATTTACCACAAATTAATCCTGAAGTAGACGAAGATATATATGCTTTGTTGCAAACTTTAAATGATGAGATTTTATAATGCCGTTATTTTTGAAAGCACTTGATCCAACAATTGATATTTTAGGTGATGAACAGTTATTAAGATACAATACCGATCAGATTAATAATGAAGCTAATCTATTGCTATTGAATAGTTTTGCGTCTACGGCAAGTGTTTTTCCTTCTACTAGTTTAGCTTTTGCTAGTACCTCTTTAAAAGGATTCCATTTCAAACATGAGCTGACCTCAGGTTCTACGTATGGAAATTTTAGCTTAATGACCTATGATAAGTTTGGAACTAGCACCGATATTTTTAAATATGATGAACAAAGCGCTAGTTTATTCTTTTTTAAAAATGTTTCATTAAACTCAAATAAAATCACTAATTTAGCGGATGGTGTTTTAACTAGTGATGCGATAAATCTGGGGCAATTAAATGGTCAGTTTACCGATATTATAACTTACGTTGATAATCATACTTGGTTATCATCAAGCATTACGGATTTAGAAACGACAGTAAAAGCTTATACTTTAGATAGTTTTGCAGTACCCACAGGTAATTTATCACTAAACTCAAACAAAATAACTAATTTAGCTGATGGTGTTTTAACTAGTGATGCGGTAAATGTAGGACAATTAAATAGTATGTTTAACAATATACCGATAAACGCGTTAGCTGGTTATCCTGCAGATAGTTCTTTATATCTTAATGGCTCTGGTTCTTGGGTTAATCCATTAGGAAATATAAGTTTTTCAGGAAATACAATATCTACCACAACTGGTAATAATATTAGTTTTGGACAACCTATATATATGACAGATTTAGGAATTTGGTTAAGAAATTATAACGATACAAATCATGGTATGTTTTATGATTCGGTAATAGATGGCATTCAATTTAAAGGAGTAGGTGGTTTTAGGTGGATTAGTGGAGAAAATGAATTTATGAGATTAACTAGCAGTGGGCTTAATCTAAATTCAAATAAAATCACTTATTTAGCTGATCCTGTAGACTTGTATGATGGTGCTAATAAAAATTTTGTCGTTGTGGAAATAAATAATAGAGTAGCTCCAATTAATGACAAACTACAATATATGAGCATAAATGACTCAGCAAATCCTATGCTATTTTCCCGTGGTATTACAGTAAACAATTCATATACAAGTTATATTAACGAATATGGGACTTATGGCCATCTTACTAGCGATGGTAATACAGGCTCTTCTACTGATAGTCCGCAATACGACATAATATGCTACGGTCGTATTAGATCATCAGAATTTAACGCTTGGAGTTCAAAAAATATCAAAAATATTATAGCAACTGGTGAAGTTGTACAAATTGAAGCGGCAAACATAATCCAAAGTTTACCGACAGTTAAGTATAGCTACAAAGATCCTGCTCTTGATGGAAGCGGTGATTATTATGGGATGATATCCGAAGAGATAAAGGATTTTCTACCTGATTATGTACAGACTCAAGAATTCAAATTTGCGCCTAATATTATGAAACTCGGCACTGCAACTTTGTTAGATAGTAGCACTATTGTTGTAGTTATTGAAAATGCCGAACAAGATTATCCTAATATTACAGATAAAAAAATACAAATAATCACAGAACAGCAAGGTTTTCAAGGTGTAGTACTGTCAGTTATAGAGAATAAAATTACTATTAAAGCTGATTTTATGTTAGAATTAAGTAACGAAACGATAAATGTTTTTGTATATGGTACTTATGAAGATTGCCCTACTATTTCAAAAATGCGCCTTTTTGATATGGCACTATGCGCTTTACAAAACTGTCTTTCTCGAATTCAACAATTAGAAAATAAGGTATAAAATGTCTGAAAAAAATATAACACAAATTAATTCAATTTCACAACTACTAAAACCAATGAATCCAAAAGCGATGAATTATCTTAAGTGGTTTATGTCAGATTCTGATAGCTTGCGTAACTGGGCAGGTCAAATATTTAATAGTGATGTAGATTTAAATAGTCCAAAACTTATTGAACTAAAAAATGCAGCAGAAATAACATTATTAGAGCTTGATGATGATATAGCGAGAATCAGGGAATTTTTAGCCGCTTACGTGCCGCCTAATAAATTAATTGATTAAAAAATAAATTAATTTATATTACTTAGTAATTTTTAACTTTTGAGAGTAAAATCTATGAACGAAAATCAAAACCCAGCAGATATTTTAAAAAGTATTCCAATACATGTGCAAGCTATATATAGTGAATGCGTTCTTTATCTTTCTAATGAACCAATCCTTGCTACAGAAGTAAGAAAAACCAGTATTAATAATGAAATTAATTCTCTTAAAGAACAAATAAATGCTTTAGAAAAAATATTAGGTTAGTTACATGGAAAGTCAAACTGAAAAAATAGAAAGTTTAAAAGAAATATATGATATTTCAGAGTTAAATAGTAATTTATCTCAATTTCAAGCTCTAAATGAGTTTATAAAACAAGGTTTAATGTTTATAGCCTTAAAAAAAGGAAAAAAAGAAAATGTTAGTGAAGAAGACATAGAGTTATTCAAATCTAAATTGTTAGAAATGAAACAAATTATAGAAAATATAATTTGTTAAACTAATGTTTATATCTGACTTTAAATTTAATTTTAAAAACATATCAGATTCTAAAACTACATTATATAGTGCTGAAAATAAAAGTATTATAACTTCTATACGTTGTACGAATATTACTGATAATAATATTCGTATAACGTTAGAAGAAATCTGCTTATTAAAAAATCCTATTGAAGAGGGTTATCTTTGCTATAAATTATTAATTACACCTAATCAGACAATAGATTTATTAATGGTAACTAAAGGAAACAGTTCAGTTATAGCAGAACACACAATGTTTGACGGCGATAATTTAGTTTGTAAGAGTGAATCTTATAGTGAAAAGTTTTCGTGTATTATAATAGGATATGAGTTATTAGAATAATGACAAAAAAAGAAGATTTATTAGATGAGTCAAAAGAGATATTTAGATATTTATCAGATTCTCAAATTAGAAAACGTTGGTTAGAAAACGATATCGTAAATCTTGATTACTATTATAATAATCAGTGGAACAATCTCACTGACAAATTAGGTTTGGAAGAAATCGGATGTAAACCTATTACTGTAAATAGAATAAAACCTATTATAGATCGTTATTTAAGTATTTTAATAAAAAGCGGTAAAAGAGTAGGTTTTTTACCAGTTTCAAATTCACAATATCAATTTAACATAGCTAATTATATTAAAAATTGGGCTTTTAATATTCAAACTCAAAATAACCACACATTTTTCTCAAGTTTAAAATGTTTATCGGCTCTTTCTAGCGGTATTGGATGGTCGCATTTCTATTATAGAGATAATAGATTCTGGTATGAATCGCCAAATGCTAGAGAAATGTTTCCAGACCCTGATGATTTAAGCCCTAGGCTTGAAAATCAAAACGTAATGGCAAGAAGTTATTTTGTAAATAACATTACTTTAAAACAGCTTTTTCCTAAATACGCTTCAAAATTCCAAGAGATGGTTGATAGAAACGGCAGCAGTACTCCAAATTATTTTGGTGATTTTTCAGAAATACCAGTAGATACTTGGGTTCATGGTAAATCAATAAGAATTGTTGAATTATATGTTAAAAAAAATGATAAGTATTTTGAAGCTGTCGGTGATGTTAAATCTACTGAAAAAAACGAAAGACAAATAGACAATACTTATCAGGAATTTGAAAATGTTGTTTTTTCAACCTTTAATGAAGATTTGGTAAAAAGAAAAGCTACTGGAAAGGTAGAGACTAAAACAGGAACTAGAATATTCAAAACTGTTTTTTGTGAAGATTTACTAATTTATCATGGTGCAATTTCCGAACAAGTTCCTAATCAAGTATTTTTTCCCTATGTTCCTATGATTTATAGTAGAAATCATAGAGGTGATTTTATAGGAACTACTAATTATATGTTGGAGTTGCAGGATTTATGGAATGTGGAAATATCTAAATTATTTCATTATTCCAATTCAAAAACAACCTTTATAAATCCTAATAATGCTAATTTCAATTGGGATGAACTTAGAAAAAGTTTAGAGGTAGAAACTAAAAAGAAAAGAGGTTTTGTAAAATGCGGTCCTGACGATATTAAAATAGTAGATAATAGTAATGATATTCAAGGTATATTAAAATCTCTTGATATGATTAATCGTGAATTTCAAAATCTATCTGGATTATTTGACGATTTTGCAGGTAAACCTACTAATGCTGAAAGTGGGATAGCAATACAAAATAGGGTTAATACTACTTTAAATGCTCAAAATCCTTTAGTTTTAGCTTATGAATATATGCTTACTTCCGAGGGGCGTTTAATGCTTGATACGTTAAAGGGAATAGAAAACTTTAAACAGGTGTTAAACTATTATAATGAGGGCAAACAGGACAGTGTTGTTCTTGATAGTGATATTTCATTACTTAATTTTGAGGTGTATCCAACAACATCACCTAATTTCAGCTCCAGTATTGAGGAAGAAAAAGAATTGTTTAATAGTATATTAACAAGCGGTGTAGCTGATCTTCTATTATCTTCACCTCTATTTTTACAACAATCTGGTATGGGTGAGATTAACAGTTATAAGTTATCTAATGAGTATAAAAGAGTTTTAATTGAGAAAATGCAATTACAACAAGGAGCAATGCCAAATATGGAGGAACAAACTAATGGAAAATAATGGAATAAGTTTAGATGATATTTTCAATAAAGTTAATGAAATAGAAAACAATAAAAAATCCAATGTTAAATTGGACGAATCTGTTAAGGAAGTTGAAATTAAAACTGAAAATGTAGATTTGGATAAAGAACAAGATGATATCAAGCAGGAAACTTCTGATAAAAAAACAGAGAAGGTAAAACAAGAACTTCCTGAAAATGAATTTGAGAATTTAAAAAAAGAATTATCAAGTAAAGAAAAAGCTTTAAATGATACAAAAAGAAGTTATCAAAATTCCAATCAGAAACTTGTTTTAAGTAAAAAGAAATTCAATTCTACTTTAGAAGAATTGAAAAATAGTCTTCTAAATCCAGATAATACTTTACTTGAGGAAATAGAACTTAATACTGCTATTGATAAATTGAAATCAGTTTTTGAGTTTAATGAGGAAGATTTAGAAGCTAAAGATGAAGTAAAAACTGATAATAAATCAAAAACAATTCTTGAAAAACTAGAGAATGAATTTGTTAATTTTAAAAAGTATAATAAGTCAAAAGATTTGGAAGCTAATTATAAAGCTTTTTTTGATTCAGTACATTTATTGGATGTGGAAGAAAGACAGAGTCTTTTAGATTATCTAGAAGAAGCAGAACCTACTGATAGTATAGAAAAACTATTGATGTTAGGTCAGGATTATAGAAATCTATTTGAGTCAGGATTAAAAAAACATAAAAATGTTTTCAAATATGTAGCCGATCTTCATGATCAAATATCAAAACTTAATGAGGAAATTAATAATTCTAAACAAAGTGTTGACAACAAATTTGAAGATGACGATAATAAGCATATAAAAGCTAGATATTCTTTAAGCGATAGTAATTATTCTAATCGAGTGTGTAGTGAACATGATAAAAGCTTATTGAAAAGCTTAAATATTTTAAGATAGACATAAATTAAGTTTATTAAAAGCGTGTATACTTACTTTTAAAATCCATATTTATTTACCTATTAGAAATATTAGAACTAAAAATTTAATATTAATTAATAAAGGTAAAAATAATGTCAATTTTTGATTTTACAACTCAAAAAGATAAGGATAAATTTTTAAATAATATAGTAACTCCTTTTCTTGAAGATATGATATTGGAAGACCCGTTTAAAAGATATATGGGTGATTCTGGTAACTCAATGATAATGAAGAAATCCAGTCTTGCAAAAGGTGATGGTGAACAGATAACATATAGTTTAACTTACAATGGTCTTGTAAACGAAGTTTATGGGGAAGAAACTTTAGAGGGTAAAGGTACTCTAGAAACTCCTGTAAACTGCACTATGAATATTGGTGAAACAAGATTTGCCGTTGGAGCTAAGGATTTCAAAATAGCAGAGTTTCAAACTAAGTTTAAATTTAACGATACTGTAAATGAACAGTTAAAAATTAAATCAACTCTTTTATCTAAGAGACGGCATATTAACCAATTTGCATGGTGTTTTGCTTATGGTTCTAAAGGAGCTGACGATAATAAATCCTATGAATACGGCTTAAAAAAAGGACAGGTAACTAGTGCTTTTTCAACATTTTTTACTCCTAAAATAAAAACTTGTAGTATTAATCAAGTTGACGCAAGTCTTAATGGTATAAGTTCCGATCGTATATTATTTGGAGCAGAATCAATAACTAACGTAATTGCAGCAGGTAAAACTGTAGGTGAAAGATGTGCAGTAGGTGAGCCTGGAGCTAACGAAAATATAGGTACTGCTGATTATACAGACGGAACATCAGGGTACTGTAATCTTGATCATATTGACAAGCTTATTGATATGGCTCGTAAAGGCGGTAGAAAGATGGGAAATGAAGCTACTATTAATCCTATGTTCTATCAACAATATAAAGGACATACAGGTTTTGGTTATACTTATTTCATATCACCAAGAGTTAGAACCAGATTATTAAAAAGTCCATTATTTAAAGAACTAATGATGAGACCTTTTAGAGAAGATGGTCAACCTACTTATTTCAATGGTACTGAATATATAGGTAGAATTAGAAATGTTGATATTGTAGTAGTTGATGAATTTGAATATCTAGAATTTACAACTGATGCAGGTGTTGAAATTGGATACAGTGCTTTTTGTGGTGCTGGAGCATACACCATGGCAATTTGTACACAACCTATGTTTACCGATCAATATTTTGATCATAAAAAGGGTTTTGAGATAGGTGTAACAATGCTTGATGGTATGAAAGTAGTAAAATTCCCATCTAAAAAATATGGTGATGTTGCTAACTTCCCAAGAGTAGAACATGGTATAATTCATTCATTCACATTAATTTAATAGGTAATTAAAATGTATTTAGTTGTAAAATATAAAATATCAGGAGCTGATAACGTAGTTCAAATGCCTAACGATGCTACAGCTTTGGGTATTACAGGGGTTAATTTTGTAGGATGTAGTGTCGGTATAAACATGGCACTTACAAATGGTACTGCTGGTAATGATTCTCATAAAGCATCTATATTACCAGCTAACGCCAGTATTAGCGGTGGCACTTATGTAGATAAAATTGAGTCAATATTACTACCAACTTTAGATGGTAGTACTACTAACTATTTGTCTGTACCTCTAGATAGTATAGGTATAAATTCAGATATTTGCGGAATTGAGTTTATAGGTTTAAATAGAACTGAAGAAGCAGCTATTGCAGCATTTAGTTCACATAACACAGTAAGATCAAGTGTTGATTTTTCTGTAAGTAAAAATAGATTAATTATAGAAGTTCTTGCTGCTGTAAATGATATAGGAGGTTCTAATATGAATTTAAGAATAACCTATAAAAATTGATTGTAAATGAATATAGTTAGATTTTTTCATACTAAATTAAGTAAATGCAAATCTTTTTCAGACAAAAGATTTGATAATAACGGAAATTTAAATAATATTCGGATTGAATGTTTTCAGTTTATTGAATCTGATACTGATTTAAGTATGAAATTATCTAATCCTATTGCCAATACAGAAGATTTTAAAGGGATTATTGTAGATAAAGAAAACTGGAAAACTAGTTGGTATGAAACTATTATAGTTTCTATAAAATTACCTGAAAAATTAGATTCATTGAAAAAAACAAAACTAACTATCCCTTTAGGTGATGGAAATATGTATATTAAATGGAATGTTATAGGGGCAAATGTATTAGGAATTTCTAAAAATGAAAGAGAAGAAGAAAAAGGTGATATTGCAGTTTTTGTTACAAACAAAGAACTTATTGAGGGTATACAAATAAGTGTGAGTAAAAATAGATTGATTGTTGATATTGATAATTCTTTAAATAAAATAGCAGGTTGTTATTTAAATTTAAATATTTTTCATGGAATATAAATGAAAGTATCAGAACTAATTGACACTATTTCGCAATTTGCTTTTGGTACAATAGCAACTGAAAGACAGCGTGAAGAATATTTACGCTGTCTTAATTTTGCTAATAATGACATATATCTTAAATTAAGAAATTCCATAAATTTTTCCACATATAAAGAACAGAAAGTTTTATTTGCTGATAATGAATACTATATTGATTTCAACAGTAGAAATAATATTATAAAAGCAATTTATAATAAAGGTCAGAAACTAAGTGTTTTTGATTTAACAACAAATGATGATCTAAATATTAGTGAAAAACAATATCTATCAATTCCATCTTTAAATAAAATAACTTTCGGAGCTAGAGAGTTTGATAAAGATACTAACGGAGATAATTTTGTAAAATTATTTTATTTAGATTTTCAAAAGACTTTAGTTGAAGTAGTAGATAATGCAGATGTTGAAACAGATACTCACATTTACGATAAAACAACTGAACAACTATTAGTTTTGGGAAGTTTATATTATATTTATTTAGGTAGTAATGCTCATATAAACAAAATAACAACCTCTTTTTCTTTATATAAAGAAAAACTTGCAGATGTTCTTAAATTTTATAGCAATTAGAAATGTCAAAAGTAATAAATAACTTCCAAGGAAGAGAAAATGCTATCTTATTTAAAGCTGCTTCTGGAGGTATTAATTCAAACTCAATAGATAATGCCAACTATGCTAAGTATATTCAAAACATGGTTTTGAATGAGGATAATAATCTATCTGTTCGAAATGGGACAAGAATAGTTGCAGAATATCAAATAGACCTTAATAAAATATTCAACGAACAGTTAAAATTAAT